GCTATTTGGCAGAACGAAGTTGGAATGCATCTTCCCCGTTATTTTTAAATAAAAGAGGGACAGGGATGTCAAAGTGTAGCATCGAGCATTTGGTTCGCCAGATTGGAAGAAGAGCTGGTGTAGAAAAGGCACATCCGCACCGTTTTCGCCGGACAATGGCAACAAATGCAGCAAAAAGGGGACTGCCAATACAATATATACAGGCAATTTTAGGTCATAGCAAGATAGATACAACTATGATCTATTGCAACGTGAACAAAGAATCAGTAAAAGCGGCGTATCTTAAAGTTGCGTAGAACAAACAGCAATTTAATGAATAATCTGTTCTATGGACAGCGCGTTTCAAGCATAAAAGATATAGACAGTGTTGGGTTGTACTACATTACGAATTCTTCCGAAATGCCAAGTGGCGATCCATTTGTATTATATTCTTTTGGTATTGTAGGTCGAAGTTGGAACTATCCAATATTTGCGTTTAATGCCTATAGTAACTACATGTTATATGTGGGACGAAACGCGACCAATGATGGAGTAAATTATTCTTTTTCAGGATGGAATCAAATTCAAACGCAAATAAATTGATCGTGGCTGATATTAGACTACTTGTAAACCCAGTAATATTCTATATCAAATGTCTGTGCAGACGCACTTTCTAATCCAATAACGCGAAAGTTAATTTGACTGCCATCAAAATTCCAAAAAGTACCTCTACTATTCCAATGGCTTCTAGGTCTGATAAACATAGGAATAAGCGCAATCAATTCTTTGTAACTTTGCGGATATAGCAATTTAATATACGAGTCTGAATTTACGGCAATTTCAGTTGTTGTAACGGTAAACCTTTGAAATTTCAATAAATTGCTGTTTCATGGAAACTTGGTACAAACACAACCCGAACGGGCGTTATACTTAAAGCATAATAATAAAGAAGGGAATACATATGATTGAATTTTTGTCAAATAACTGGCAATTATTAACCACATTAGCGGGCGTGACAGTTTGCTTATATAAGCAGGTAATCGCCACACGCAAAGGAGTCAGGGCATTGCTTCGTGCCGATCTGATTCGTTTGTATAACAAATACCATGATGATCTCGGATATTGTCCGGTGTATGTAAAACAGTCCTTAGAGGACGAGTACCAGCAATATCACGCTTTGCACGGGAACGGAGTGGGAACACAACTATATAATGCATTGATGGCTCTGCCAACGGAGCCACAGGAAGGAGAGTAACATGTTAAAGAATTGCGTATTGAAACCAAGCGTAAGCACAGAAAAATGGATGAAAGCCGCAGGTATCCGTGCGATCAAAACTATGGCACAGACCGCGATCGCCACGATCGGCACCGCAGCATTTATCTCGGCCATAGACTGGAAGATGGTCGTATCAGCATCGGTTGTAGCCGGTTTAGTATCGCTGCTCACCAGCGTAGCGGGCATTCCGGAAGTAAAGGAGGAGTAA